TGTGAGAAATTTACATAGTATGGTGGAAAGAAACCTAACCATACCTCATAGATTTATTTGTTTTACAGATAACACTGTTATTCATAGAAGAAAAGAATTTAAAAATACTAATATAGAATTTAAACAATTTAAAAGACACGATTTTAATGGGTGGTTTAATAAACTACAGCTGTTTAGTCCTGATAGTGGATTAGATGGTGATACTTTATATATGGATTTAGACGTGGTTATAATGAAAAATATAGATAGTTTTGCCACAATAGGTGAAAGTAAAAACTTTGTAGGTATGAATGACTTTAATCCTACTAGTGGTTTGTTTAACTCTAGTATTATGAGATTTAACAATAAGTATCATAGTAAACTCATATGGGAAGAATATCTAAAAAGACGTAGTGAATTTAACAATATGCATGGTGACCAAGAAATCATATCTGCGTTGATAAAGAAACACGAAGATACTATCTCATTTCCAGATCAATGGACACAATCATATAAGTGGCTGAATAGAGAAGGTAAAAGGTATCATATAGAGAAGATGACATATGAACAAGACCCTAATGCCAAGGTTTGTGTGTTCCACGGTAATCCAAATCCCGCCGAATCTACTCAAAAATGGGTACAAGAGCTGTGGAAATAGACATAATTGTGTCTAAAATGAGAACAAAATAAGAACATCTAGTTAAAAAACCCAGTAAAATCAACGCAAATTAGGCCTTGACTTATATGTTAATCCTGATAATATGATAGTATATTAATTAAAAAAAGGAGTAAACACTATGTCAAAAGTTAAACAATACTACACAGACTTGACAGAAAAAAATGTTGATGATATAATGAAAAAGTATGTTGTCAATGAGATTTCTTTCAATGACGCAAAATCTAAAATTATGAAATTAGATAATTTAAATTTATTAAACATTGATGAAGATAATATTGATGAAGTTTTAATTACAGAAAAAGAGGAATATTGGAAAAAAGCTAATAAGGAAGGTAGGTCACAATAATGTCAACTTTTAATGTTTGTTATTTAAGAGAGTATATAGACCCAGAGTGTGAGAGTGAAACATTTTCCGCATACGAAACTATATACAGAAATGTACCTATCAAATATCTTAAAAAATTCTCAGATAAAAAAATGAAGATGAAATTATTAAAACATTGTGATTGGAACTATAAAGATATGGCTACTAACTATACTAATGTTTCTAATATTGAGATAGTTATGGAAAAAGATTATTATACATCTTTTGCTGATATATTTGCTGACTCTATGGCTGAACACGAAAAAGAAAGAGAAAAAAAACATATGTGGACAGATTATGGTCAATCAAACGACAGACAATCTTTGAGAAAAGATTTTAATCCTAAATTAACAAAGAGTAAAGTTTACTCTTATAACGGTGAGAAATGCCACTAATGAAATATAACGAAGAAAAAATTATAAAAGAAATATCAGATTATATATCTGGTACATACACAGAACATTATAGTACAACCAAAGATGGTTTTCAGGTACAAGATATGTTAAGACATTTAGGTATTGATAAAGACTTCTGTCAAGCTAATGCCATTAAGTATCTTGCGAGATATGGTAAAAAGAATGGTAAGAATAGAAAAGATTTACTTAAAGCAATTCACTATGTAGTTTTATTAATGAGTAGTGAAGATAATAATAAGGAGGACACTAATGAGTAAAGTAGAAACAGACGTTTATACGTTTAAAGATGATGTGGGTAAAAACCTATACAGAAAGACAACATACTATACACTTAAAGTTGAACAAGATGTATTGGCAAAAGATAAAGACGAGGCAGATCAAAAATTTTTAGATCACGGTGGTTTAGACCACGATAAAGTGACTAAAGATATGGCTCAAACAAGTGATGGTGTTGAGACATATATGGTTGATGCCAACTATACAGATAGCGACACTACAAAATATATTGGTAAAGTAAAATATGATACCGATAGTTATAATCAGACTTTAGAAGAAGCGATTGAGGCTGAAGATATACACATAGACACTTGGGCTGATGAAGATGAGCCACTTCAAACTGAAACTGGTACAAAAGAAGAATCAGATGTTGATGTTGCATTAAATTTAGAAGCAGAGAGTCAAAGAGGTAAGTAATGATTGATACATTAAATTTTATTGAAGACTTAAAAGAGATAAGAAAGTCTATGCCATACACTAATATTACAAGTGAGTTGGTAGATAGTAAAATTAAAAAGTATGAAAAGATTGTAGAACAATTTGAAAAAGATAATGAACCAAAAGAACCATTAATGGTTACAGGATTGGCAACTTACTGATGAATGTAAATATAAAAAAGAAAACATTTTTATCTGCATATAATCAACTTAAATTAATGCATGATTTACAATTTCCTAATTATCAAAAAGGTGAACCTTTGTATAACTTGGTTATGGAAATTAAGAGAGATTTAAAAAAACAAATGAGACAACCTAAAATTGTATGGTGGAAAGAACTATTAGATTTCTGGCCACTATCTATTGTGGTACCAGCAATGTTATTATCTATATTATGGGGGTCATATGCCTTGGGGTCCTAAAGCTTTAAGAAACAGCAGAGAAGAATTTGTGCTAGAAAAGATTGAGTATTTTAAAATCAATGAGTACAAAGGTAGATCAGATTGGCATAGACATTATTTTAAAACATATAGAGAAGCAGTTAAGAAATGGAAAGAATTATATCATAGTGGTAAAAAGGTTTTGATCTATGCTTGTAGAGACGACAAGTTAGGTGAAATGAGTACAGGTATAAATGACAGGAGTATATTTAAAAATGAGCAATCAAAGACCAGGTAAACTACAAAAACCTTTAGATAGAAATGGTGATATGCAAGTCTATAAATTTTTTAAGACTGCGGCTAAAGTATTAAAAGATGCTGATAAAGAAGATGAGGCATTTTATTTTGAACAAATGGAAGATTATATAAAGACTGGTAAACCTTTACCAACAAGTGAAGAATCAATAATTAGAGCATTAGGAATATAATATGGAAATGTTTTTATTAATGACTGGTATAATCTTATTAGGTTATTTGGTGTATGTATTATATCTAAAAGATGATGTAAAGGTAAATTTAAAAGATATTAGAGAACAACTAAAAGTTGTATTTAAGGGTAAAAATGATAAAAATTAGGGGGGTATGTAGTATCGACTCGGGTACGATTTGCTCGCTCAGCGGTCGCTCAGCGGTGAAAAATATAGTAAAATCAACGATTTTTAGAGGGTTGACAAATAAATCATATCCTGATACTATTAACACATTATTAACTATTAACCAAAGGACAACTATATGATGTACACAAAAGAGACACTATTTAAAGAATTTAAAGACGCAACTAAAAAAGATCAAGTAAAGAAAAAAGAAGTCTTTACTAATAGAATTAGTTATTTAAAAACATTAAAAGAAGATATGATTAAGTCACCAAAGTATTTTAATAATATTTCTATAACACCAGAACAACTTCAGAATACGATTGATTGTTGGTCATCACCAAATCCTAGAGACGCTTTCTATAAAAGTGTTTTTGGTATGACATACGCTGAGAAAAAACAACAAGAAGAAGTTGAATATACGACTTTAGATAAAAATGACAAAAAAACAGAAACTAAAAAACCTACAGAAGAAACACAATCAATACATTAAATCTTTAGGGGTTAATATTGATGTTGATACTGGCGTGATTGAATCACGTTTTGAAGGTTTTGATTTCCCTGATTTATCGTGTAGGCCATCAGTTCCTACGAGTGATAATATAACTGGCGTTGGTTTGAAAAAGAAATATGCTACACAACTACCCGCTGGTAAAACAATTAGTGTGGCGTATAATAAAGGTCCTTATATGATAGTTGATAAGAAGGACTTTAAAACTATGGGGAGGAAAATATAGTATGAGAACAATGATGTTAATTACATTAGTTACTTTGATGACTGTGGCAATGGCTAAGTCAGAAGAAACTAAAACTATCTCACCTACTGTTGTGGCTGAGAATGTAAAACAACTTCCGTCAAAAGTTTCTGATTGGAGTAAATCAGAGTGGCAAAAAACAAAAGATTTCCAAAAGGCAAGTTGGGAAGAAGCTAAAACAAAATGGCCTTGGAATAAAATCTTTAAGGGTAATCAATAATGCCATACGGTGATTTTGTTTGTACTAGTCCTAATGACGGTACACATTATTTTAGACCAGTTACTGCCAGAGCACACACTTTCTGGCAGAAACAAAACTATAATAGATTTGTGGTAGATAATAACGAAGACTATTATATTGTTAAAAGTGTGGATAGTGAGAAAATTTGTAATGAGATTAGACAAAATAATATGGATTTTACTAGTTAGTTTATTTTTAACTAACTGTACAGCGACTAGAAGTAATGTAGGTGCAACTTTAGGTGCAACCACTACAACTGGTATGTGTGTTGAGTCAGGTGTCACAGATCCTTATGTGATCGCTGCGTGTGCTGTGACTGGCGCATTTGCTGGTGCAGAGATTATGTATAATTCAGATTATGATGTTCACAATGCAACGTTTATAGATCATTTAAATCACGGACCTAGTACAAGTAGTTATACGAACTGGTATAATCAAAAGACTGGTAATAGTGGTATCATACATACAACTAGATCATATACTAAAGGTCCTATTAAATGTAAAGATTATAGTGCAACTGTTGACATAACAAATAGATGGCCACTTGTAGGTGTAGGCGGTGTCAATAGAAATACAATATTTGGTATTACCTGTCAAATGCCTGATGGCAGATGGGTAGAATGGAAAGGAAACTAATGCCGTTTGATCCTAGAGTTTATATAAAGATGATGTTTTATAGTATTTGTTTAATACTGTTCTGTACTTATTTGTTTGCTAATGAGAATGGTGATCTATCAAAAGAGATATATCCTGTAGAAAATGTTAAAGTATTAGAAGTATTAGAAAAGATTGAGAAAGTAGAAAAAGACGGAGACAAAGTATATTGGAATAAAATTACAGAGGTCAAACCAAAAGATGCAGCAGATCAGTATTGTTATGTAAAAGTAATTATCAAAGAAAGTGACAATCAAATTATAAAAGAAGAAATTTTGGAGTGTGCAGATGGTAGAAGTAGAGTCGATGCGCCAACATATTGGCAACTATTCGCTGAGTTTTACTATACAGATATGCATCAACCAGAATACTGTCGTAAATATGACAGAAAAAAACATGCTTTTAAATCGCCAGGAAAAGTATGTTTATCTAAAAACGGCGAATGGGAGGTTAAATGATTAAAAATTTAATCATAATCTCACTAGTTGTTGTAATTGTCACAGGTATGTCAGGGGCTGAGTTTTTAGACCACCTTGCAATCGGACTTGACAAATTACAAGAATTGGTATATACTATCAAAAGTGAGGTAAAATAATAATGAATAAGTATGTGAAAATAATGGGTGTTATCACCCTAGGTCTTTTAGTTGCCAACTGTTCTGGTACAAACTATAAGATTAAGACAGAGAAGTCTAAAGTATTGAATGAGGTACCAAAGTGGTATGTCAATGACTTCTCAAAAAAGAAGGCTTGTAATACACCTAGATTCGGTAAAGATAAGAATAAAATGTGTATCTTTGGTGTCTCTACGGCTGTGTCGCCTGATCTACAATTGGCAATTGAAAAAGGTATGATGGTTGCTAAATCAGAACTTGCTGATAAAGTAAAAGGCGAAATGAACAAGTCATCTAAAATATTCATCACAGAACTAGGTAAAAATCATAACAAAACTACTGTGTCAGAGGTCGAATCAACAATTGTTAATTTGATTAAGAACACACCTGTTAGAGGTTATGAAATCTTTGCTAAAGACGTGACTATGACTAAAAATGGTTATTATAGAGTATGGATTGGTTTAAGATTACCAATGGGTGAGTATAATAAGATGTATAACTTCACAATCGCAGAAGCTGTTGATGCGTATAACGTTAAATCAAAAGCTAAAATTGCGTTTGAAAAGTTAGAAAATGAGAGTAAAGAAGATGGAAATAGTAATATACAGTAAAAACAATTGTGTGTTTTGTAACAAGGCGAAGCACTTGGTAAAATCGCTTGGCCTTGATTACACAGAAAAGAAACTGGAAGAGTTTGATAGTCCACAGGCAATGTTAGAAGATATTGGTAAACAAGTAAGAACTATGCCACAAATTAAAATTGATAATAAATTAATTGGTGGGTATAATCAACTTGTAGAATACTTTGCAGATCAAGGAAAGGTAAACTTTAAAGGTGAGATCATTGACAAAGGATAAAGATTTATCTAATGTTATTCCTTTTCCTAAAAATAGAATTGTGGAAAAGTCAACTACTGGTCCAAAGAAAGACCAAAAGTTTTTAGATGAATTACATAGACAACAGACAAAAGAGTTTGTTGAGACAAGTGTAGATGAGATTAGTATGAACTTATTAAAACGTTTTTATGATCTAGCCATTAAGACAGAGAAGCCATCATTTACAAAAGACTTGGCAATGTTAGTAGATGTAATGAGAGGTTTAATTTATAGAGACTTTAATATGAAACACCCATCACAGGTGTTATCAGAGAAAATGGTAGAGTTAAGAACTTTAAAAGACGGTAGTCAGAGTGCTAGAATTAATTATGACATATTTAAAAAGGGTAAAACAGTGCCCCTAGGTCCAGAAGTCAAAGAAGAATTAAAAGATGGCCCAGGTATTTTTGAGCCAGATGGAGACCTTGACAAATGAATTCGCTAAGAATCGCCTTCGCAGGTCGTAAAATAGTATTGTTAAACTCAAATATAAAAAGGAGAATATATTATGTTTAAATCATTAACAAATCTATTTGCTAAAGATGAGCTAGTAAAAGTTAAAACAGTTAAAAGAACTGTTGAGACTAGAGGCAGAAAGTCTTTATCAAAAAAACAAAAAGTGTTAAACCTTTTATCAAAAGGTGATAACGTTGCTTGGACTACAATTCAAAATAGATTTGAATTAGAGTCACCAAGGTCAATGATTGACACTTTAAGAGCCGAAGGTTATATGATCTACGGTAACAGAGTAAACGGAAAGAAATACTACAGAATGGGTACGCCAACTAGAGCTATCGTTGCTGCTGGTATTAAAGCTTTATACGGAACTCCGTTCAGATACAACAACCACAAAGTATCTGTCAAAAAAGCAGACTTAATCGCACTTGATGCGTAATTAAAAAGCAAGATGGGGCGCTTCGGCGCCCCCTTATTCTTATGGATTTTGAACACGGATTATTATTTGGTATATTTGGTTGTCTAGTAACCTTTGTTGGTTTCTTTATTGCTTTTTTAGTTATAAATTATAATAAGAAAAAAGAAGAAGAAAAGATTAAACAAGAAAACGAATATAAAGTGCATCCTTATGGTGATGACACGGTATGAGTGTAAAACAAAAAATAAAATTTAAAAAACAATACTCTGCAACAGAGAATTGGAACAGAAACGTTAGAACAATAGCAGAACACTCCAAAAAGTTTCCTATGACACGTAAGGTAGATACTTGGGAATATGAGTCATTAGGTGAGTGTATCCGAAGTGACCAGGTTCCAGCGAGTGAAATAGCAGAGATATTTACAGATAAGGCATTTTATAAATGGTATAAGAAGAAGTATTGGAATGATAGATAAATTATTAATCGAACAGATTGAACAACAAACCAGCGACAAAGAGGTCGCTGTTTTACTTTCTGGTGGTGTGGATAGTCTATCAGTTGCTTTCGCAGCACATAGATTAGGTAAGAAGATTACAGCATACACATTTCATTTAGAAAACAATCGAACATATGACGCAATGAAAGCGGCAGAAGTGGCTAAACTATTTGGTTGGAGTTGTCATACAATTATTGTACCAACATTTAATATTAAAAATGATTTTCAAAGATTAGTAAAAGAAGTAAGGTGTAAAAAGAAAACACATTTTGAATGTTGCTTTCCATTTCTATATGTGTATCCTGAAATACAAGAGAACGTAGTATTATCAGGTTGGGCAGCAGATGGTTATTATGGTATATCTAAAAAAGCCATATTACATTATGGTCCAGGTAAAACAAAAGAAAAATTTGATGAATTTAGAGATAACTATTTTGACATAAACAATCAAGCTGGTTATCTATGGCACGAATTGATTGCTAGAAACAATAAGAAACAATTACTAACACCTTATCTATCAATGACAGTAAAAGATTTTTTCTACAATAAAACTTGGGAAGAACTAAACAAACCTTTTCAAAAACATCACGTTGTAAATGCATTTCCAGAGTTTAAAAAATTTAAATTTAAGAAACATATCAATCTACAACTAGGTGCTGGTGTGGATAAACTATTTGAGACATTGATTGATGATAAGTTTATTAATTTTAAATTTAGAAAAAGAGTTATGGACATATGTAGAGACTGGTCTAAAATGTCAGATGACATTGGAGTATTACAATAATGGCGATTGCATATGTCACAAAAAAGATTAAGGAACTAGGTGGCGTCACAAAGATAGGTATATGTGACAGAAGGTTTGATTTAAAAGAGAGATTTTATAGCATGAAATCAAAACACGATTATCCTGAATTAGAAGTTTTAAAAGAGGTATATGTAGATAAAGATTTTTTACCACAATTAAGGTTTTGGGAAAAAGCACTAAAGAATAAGTTTAGTGCAAAACAAAATAAAGTTTATAGAAAGAAACATATATACACAATAGTTGGTGAGAGAACCTATGACTATATTTGGGAACAAGACACACCAGCAAATGGCGGTACAGAATTTTATCTGTTAGATGATGACGATATAAAAGAAGTTTTAAATAGTATGGAAAATTTAGAGAAGAAATGCAATGATACTAATTGATTTAAACCAAGTGATGATTTCAAACCTGATGGCTCAGAATAGAGGTAATCTATCTGAACTACCAAGTAAAGATGCTGTTAGACATAGTATCTTAAACACTATTAGAGCTTTTAATGTAAAGTTTAAAGACGAATATGGTGAAATGGTTTTGTGTGCAGATGCTGCTGATCCTTGGCGTAGAGATATATTTCCAAACTACAAACACCAGAGACGTAAAGGTAGAGTAGAAAGCCAGATTGATTGGGATGGTTTGTTCAAAATTATGAGTGAGATAAGAGAAGAATTTATAACTAAACTACCATACAAAGTATTACACATAGAAAAGACAGAGGCAGATGACATAATTGCTACACTTGTTGCACAACAAACAGAAGATTTATATTTAATTATATCAGGTGACAAAGACTTTATTCAACTACAACACTATGGTAATGTATATCAATTTAGTCCACTACTAAAAAGTTTTATAGGTGAACAAGAAGACGCTACTGTATTTTTAAGAGAACAAATAATTAAAGGTGATAGATCAGATGGTGTACCTAATATATTAAGTGATGACGATATATTTTTAAGAGACGAGAGACAGAGACCTATAAACAAAAAAAGATTAGAAGAATGGTCTAATATAGACAACATACCATTAGGTAGTGAAACAAGAAAATACTATGATAGAAATAAGAGATTAATAGATTTGTCTATGATACCAGAGAATATATCTCAAAGTATTATAAATAGATATAAGAACTATAAAGTAAATGACAGGTCGCTCCTGCTACAATACTTTATAGATAATAAACTAAAAGCATTGATTGAAAATATAAATGACTTTTGAAAACATATATATGGAGAAATAAAAAATGGCTGAAAGAAATCCTAATCTTATACCACCAAAAGCAATGGAAGCGATGGCGAGAACTGCTGGCGCTGGTAGAGAATTGATTAGTGAAATCTTTACCAAAATCAACAACGCAAAAGACAAACCAAAAAAGGTAGAAGTATTAAGACAATACGATTCACCTGGAATGAGAATGATCTTAAAAGGTGCGTTTGATCCTAAAATTGAATGGGACTTACCTCCTGGAACACCTCCTTACATTGCTAACGAGGCACCAGCTGGTACAGAACATACTTTTTTAGAAGTTGAGGCAAAGAGATTATATAACTTTGCTAAAGGTGGTAATGACCAACTAAACAAAATAAGAAAAGAAACTTTGTTTATACAAATGTTAGAAGGCTTACACGCTGATGAAGCTAAGGTCTTAATAGACATTAAAAACAAATCACTTAATAAGACGTATAAAGGTCTAACAAGTGAAATGGTAAAAGAAGCATTTGGCTGGAACGCCGACTTTGTAAAACCATAAAATACACGAATCAAAGGGTGCGACATCTTTTGTTCACCCTTTGTTCCTCTCAAAAATCAACGATTTTATTACCAAATTACCTATTGACAAGCACCCGATTTTGGTGTATATTATAAATATAACGAAAGGCTTATATTATGAAAAAAGTGATAGTAATGTTAGCTCTACTTTGGTGGGGTTTATCTGTATTTCAAAATAGTGTTAAGGCAGATGACTATACAAAAGCGGTGATTGGTCACGTAATTACAAACTCAAAAGACATAGATCACGGCAAATTGCTAGAGCAAGAAATGAGTAAAATGGGTCACCAGTTTGCTTTAGAAATGGTTTCCATTTTACAAAAACACTTACCCTATATTATGGATGGTGTAATGACTGAATTAAGACTTGAACTTGACAAAACGCATAAGTGTTTGTTGTTAAAAGATTCTAAAATTAAAGACAAGGAGTGTCTATGATAGAAGAAATCTTAATGTGGCCAATTGAATTAAAGATAATTCTTGGCTCGGGCTTTACGCTTATAATTTACGAATTAGGAAGAGAAAAAGGTATATGGGGAAAACGACAACAAGACGATCATCAGTCAAAAAAATACTGAAAAGAGAATTGGTGAGTAATAGAAAATATAGAACCACTTATAAAGACATCAAAAAGTATTTTGACATCATAAACAAGTCAGTATTTAAGAACGTACTGGCTCCGTTTAATGATATAAAGATTAAAAAGATTTACAAAGATGAGTCTAAAAAGTATTGTTACGGACAAGTTACTGTGTGGGAATGGAAAAGAAAAGGCTCTCAACAGTTTCATTTAGAGATGCAACCTTCATATAGAAATAAAAAAGAATTTGTGGACACTTTAGGACACGAAATGGTACACCTGTATCAAATGGCCAATGTGGGTGATACTGGCAATCATAATAAACTATTTTATAGTTTTAGGCCGAAATTAAATAGAATAGGATTAGACCTATAGAAAGAGTGGTGTGGTGTGAAAAGTGGTAAAGAGTTAGACCCGTATTTAAGGGCTAGAATAGGCGAGGCAAGATTTTTATTAGAACAATTAATAAAACCTAGTAATCCGAGCGGCACAAAGAGAGTGTACTATCTCGGTAATTTCCAAAAAGATGTACTTGATAACTTCACAGAAAAACAGGCAAATAAAATCTTTGCGATTATGGACAAGTTTAAAAAAGATGTTCATATGTTTCAGAAGAAAGTACCTTCGTTTACAGATGCGGACGGTGTAGAGTGGTCAGGTTACGAATACATAGGAGTAAAAAAATGAAAAATGTTGACTGGCATAAAATTATAAACAAATCTTGGTATTGGACTAAAATATTATTCTTATGTTTAGGCATCATTTTAGGTGCCTATGGTTATGGCACATTTAATCCTAATGAATACGCAGAAAAGAAAATATTTAAAATCGCAGAAAATGACTATCTAGTCAAAGTAAAGAAAATGGAATTGACAGAACCTAGTATGCAATATACTAATGATGTTCAATTTGTGAGAGCGATGCATAAATGTATTGATTATATAAACTTTACTTTACCACATAGTAAGAGAGTACCATTTGAAATGATTATAGGTCAAGCGGCATTAGAGTCTGGTTGGGGTTCAAGTAGATTCGCAAAAGAGGCAAAAAACTTATTTGGTATTAGAGTATTTTCAAAAGATAGTCCACATCTTATGCCACAAGGTATTACAAAGTGGCCAGGTTGGGGTGTGAGAATTTTTCCGAGTAAATGTGCTAGTGTTGTAGAATATGTAAGATTATTAAATGAACACCCAGCATATGAAGACTTTAGAGCGTTAAGAGAAAAAACAAAAGACCCTATCAAACTAATTAAAACTTTGGATAAGTTTTCTACAACTACAGATTATGACCAGAGAGTGATTAGAATAATTAAGAAAATTAGAGAGCTAGAAGATACCTACGCTTCAGATAAAACAATCAACTAAATATAACTATGTTTTTAACACTGCTAACATTTTTGTCTGCGATTAGTATATCTGTAATCGCCGCAGGTTATTCAATCATTGGACTAGCGACATTGTTTGCTGGTTCTGCTGTGGCTATCATTGCGATGGGTTCAGCATTAGAAGTTGGTAAGTTAGTTGCTGCTAGTTGGTTGTATCATAACTGGCGCAGTAATATACCTAGACTATTAAAATCATATCTATTCATAGCAATCATAGTATTAGTATTCATAACATCTATGGGTATCTTTGGTTTCTTATCAAAGGCACACCTAGATCAAGTTAAACCACAATCAAGTAATAATATAAAAATAGAATTAATAGATAAACAAATTGGTCAACAAAATTTAATCATAGACAGAGCAGAGAAACAATTAGATTTACTAGATAAAGCTTTAGAAGTTTATATTGATAAAGAATATGTAAGTAGAGGTTTAAAAGAACGTAAGAAACAAGAAGAAGAACGTAAAGAATTAACAACTGCGATAAACGATGCAAGTGATGAGATTGGTAAATTAACTTTACAAAAATCAGAGATAGAACTTACACAGGATAAAATAGAGGCAGAAGTAGGACCTATTAAATATGTGGCAGAACTTATATATGGTGAGAACGCAAAAGATAATTTTGATAAGGCTGTTAGAATTGTCATATTAGTTTTAATATTTGTATTTGACCCATTAGCAGTATTATTATTGATCGCCGCCAATATATCACTTAATCAATGGCGACAAAAGAGAGCGATAAAAAAGAGTGAAGATAGAGCTAGTTTAGAAAAACAACTAGAAAGAACTAAACAAAAAGCAGATAGATTTAAACAAAAGAGTAGAGATTATAAAAAGTTAGTGACACAATTTGGTGACTTCAAAGATATGTCACCAGATGAAATAAAAGTAAAATTAGACCAAATCTATGACTGGAACGATAAAAATAATTAGTATCATATTTTTAACATTGATTCTATCAGGTTGTATGAAAACAACCTGTATATCTCATAGTCCTTGGACAACAAAATGTGAGAAAGTGAAAAAGGTAGACTGGAATAATCCTGGTTTTACACTATTGAGAACGGTTATCACCAATGGTACAAACGCTGGTAACTAGGGTTGACAATGGACCAAAAAGATGGTATATTATATAATGTGGAGGATATATGAAAACAATAGAAGACGTAAAAGTACATATTCCAATAGAAGTTAGAAGACTAAACGCTCTTGCACACGCTTGTAAGAAAGCTAAATCTAATGACTTTAAAGGTTTATGGTTTCAAAAAATGATTGATCTAGCAAAACAATATAATTTGATGGATTATGTGACAAGAAAGTTGATACACTAATGAAAAAACTTAAATGGACAATATTAGATAATTTACCAGGTATCTTTATAATATTAGTATTTACTTTTGGAATGTTAATGGCGTGGGGTAATGCATGAGTGAACAACCACAATTATTTGAAACAGAAGACCAATATGGTAATGATATTATACAAGGTCCCAAATTAGTTAAGAAAAAATTAACAAAAATAGAAGCGATGATTGACCCTAAAAATCCACACACAGTAGGTAAAAGTTTATGGAATTTAGGTAATCACACACTTGCAATATGTTTTATGATGTGTATTGCATTTGTCATATATGCGAGTTACAAATGAATATATTTTATTTAGATAAAGACCCAGTAAAAGCGGCACACTACTCTTGCGACAAACACGTTGTAAAGATGATATTAGAATCAGCACAGATGTTATGTACTGCGCACAGAGTGCAAGATGGTGAAAAAGTTATAGGTCACTCTGCGACAGGTAGAAAGAGAACTACATATAAACACCCTAATCCTAATATGGATACTATTTTATATGGCGCTGGTTGGTTGAAACACCCTAGTTGTATTTGGGTTATGGATAGTGCATACAACTATATGTGGTTATATAGACATATGATGGCTCTTGGTGATGAGTACACAGCTAGATATGGTAAAGTACATTTAACAATTCAAAAACTAGGTGACTTACTAAAACACCCACCAAAGAATGCAGCATTAAATAAAAAAGGTTATGATGCCACACCTGCGATGCCAGAAGAATGTAAAATACCAGGTGATAGTGTTGCTAGTTATAGAAAATATTATATAATGAAAAAAGCTAGATTTGCTACTTGGAAGAATAGAGTACCACCAAAGTGGTTTGCTGAGGGTTTAGAAAATGGAATATGAAGAAATTGAAAAGTTGTCTTTAGAAGAGTCTAAAAAACAAACAAAAGAAAGACGACAATCAGGACTAAATATGATACGACCATTTACCTTTGAAGAAAAGAAATTATTATGGGATGGTTTATTTAATGATGGATATAGTAGAGGAGTAAAAAATGAGAGCACAAATAATTGAGGCATTAAAAAAACACGCAGAAGGTCACATAGAAAAGCATAAAGCTAATGTAGAAGTATTATTAGAAAAAACTGCTGGTATTGCAGAGCATCCAGATACTTTAGAGACAATAGAAAAAGAACTAAAAATTATTGCTGAATATGATGACGAATTAGAAATGCTTAAAAAATATTTCTAATGCCAACATACACTTTTTACAATAAAAGAACTAAAAAAGAATATACTGATCTAATGAGTATTAGTGAAATGGAAGAATATTTACGTAAAAATAAACACGTTTCACAGGTAATCAAAGGAATAAATATTGTAGCAAGTACAGGTGAACGAACAGGCAAAACAGATGCAGGTTGGAAAGAAAATTTAAGTAGAATTGCAGAGGCACACCCTCGCAGTAATCTTGCTAAAAGATATGGTAAAAAAACTATCAAACAAATAAAGACCGATCAGGTTATTAAAAAACACACTAAAAGGATAATTAAAAATGGCTAAAGATATACCAGATTATATGCGTGGTTTTGACCTTGACGAAGATTGGGGTATGACGCCAGTATCTTCAGCACCTACAGTAAAATCAGAACCTACAATAGAAAAAAAAGATATAGAGAATTTAGGACAACAAACTAATTTAGAAATCTCTAAAGTAAAAAGTGATGTAGGATCAATTAAGGCAATGATGAATGAGATAATGCAAATTGTTGCTGAAAAAGATACTATAACAAAAGAAGTGCAAAACGCAGACACTGTAAAAAGATTTAAAGAAATTGAAAAAATTATATTACCATTTTTGTATAACCTACAAAAAACTGATGAGCCATATATTCATTGGCCTAACAGAGGTCCAATCATTAAGGCTCAAATAGAGAAGTTACTAAAACTAACGAGAGGATAATATATGAACTATAAAGAATATCACAAAGACCTTAAAAGACAAGTCAATCTAGCAGAGGCAACTCGAAAGAACGATAGATCGGAAAAGACCTGGAATGATGTTCGTACTCTTAAAAAGTTGAAACTAAAAGCAAAGGATAAACTAAATGAAACTAAGCAATAATTTTTCCCTAAAAGAAATGGTTGCCTCACAAACAGCCGAGAGAAAAGGGATTAATAATAACCCAAGCGAAGATCATATGGACAATTTAAAATTGTTATGTGAAAAAGTGCTACAACCTGTGAGAGATCATTTTGGTAAAGTAGTATCTGTGAGCTCAGGTTATAGATCAGAAGAATTATGCGAGGCTATAGGATCATCAAAAACTTCACAGCATGCTAAAGGTCAAGCCGCAGATTTTGAAATCTTCGGTGTTTCTAACCAAGAACTAGTTATTTGGATAGATAAAAATTTAGATTATGACCAAATGATTTTGGAGTTTTGGAAAGGTCCAGATGAGCCTAATTCTGGCTGGGTGCACTGCTCTTATAAGAAAGAAGGTAATAGAAAACAACTATTACGAGCTTATAAGAAAGATGGCAGAACAGTTTACGAAGAATACAAATACTGAACGCCCAACGAGCTTAATAATATGTTTATGAAGTATAGGGCAGTCTGAGGGTTGACAGATTGCCTATATTATGATATAGTATGAGTAGTAAAATATGAAGGTGAATAAAATATGACAAAGAAATTTAATTTTATAGATTTAGACAAATCAAAACTACCAGTCACAAAAGGTAAAAAAGTTGATGGTTTCCGTTTCTATGATATAGACGGAAAAGCATATCCATCTGTGACGAGTGTACTAGGTATCAAAAAGAAAGCAGAATTACAAGGTTGGCGTGAGAAGATTGGTGAGAACGTTGCCAATTGGGAAATGGGTAGAGCCGCAAGACGTGGTAAAGCAACTCACTTATTAGTAGAAGAATATTTAAAAGGTAAAACTCCAAGTGAACGTGGTGTATTACCATTAGGTTTATTCAAACTATTAAGACCATACATAGACCAAATAGATAACATACATTTATTAGAGACTATAATGTATAGTCCAAAACTAACTATTGCTGGTCAAGTTGACTGTGTGGCAGAATATAATGGTAAATTATCAGTGATTGATTTTAAAACAGCCAACAAAGAACGACAAGAAAGTTGGATTGATAATTACTTCTTACAAACTACAGCCTATGCTCAAATGTACGAGGAGACTTTCGGAAAGAGCATAGATCAAATCGTTATCTTACTTGCCTCTGAAGATGGCTCGGTACAAAATTTTGTCAAAGAAAAAAAGGACTATATGACGCCTTTGATGAAATCTATTGACGAGTTTTATAAATATTATCAAGAGCAAAACAAAGATAAAATCAAGCAAGAATAACAAGCCCATATTTTATCGTAGAAAGGGCTTATGAAAAAACTAATCCTATCAATTATTATCAGTACGTTTATGGCTGTGGCTGCGTATGCAGATGACTTGGTTGAAATGTTACCTGGTGTGTGGTGGGAGAAGGTTCCAGCAGTGTGTGTTGCACAAACAGATTTATACGAATTTGCCTTTAGAAAAGAATTACAACCACTTAATAGAAGTTATGGAAGAAATGGTGGTAGAGAAGACGGTGAAATAGTTTACATAATCACATATTGGGTTAACATACATAACGATCAATCTATGGCATCGGTTATGGTGCCAGGTGCAGACTATGAGTGTGTACTATATAGAACCTTTGATATGGAACTAAATCCTGACTTCGATTTTTCACCACGAACAGACATATAAGACTTGACAGAATAGACAATGTGTGGTATATTATAAGAGTCAATTGACATAGGGCGCCAATGCGAGAGTGGAGGCGCCCACTATATAGGAGGAGTGAATGACAAGTGTAGATGATAAAGACAATGATAAGACTTTTGAGAATGAATCAAGTAAAGATACTCACCATAGTCCTATGGTGCGAATATCAATAGAAGAATACAATAATTTAAGAGATCAATCTAAAGAGGCCAGTAAGTATATTACTGACCCTAGTCTAATTGCTATTATAGATAAAATAGAAGAACTAACAAGAGCATTAAGAAAACATATACATAGAAAGTATGAATAGCAAAGAGTTTAGTTTAACAATTGAAAGTATTGTTAAAGAGAAAAAAATATCTCATATGGATGCAATAATCTGGTATTGTGATGAGAATAATTTAGATACAGGTCAAATTTCTAGTTTAGTATCTAAATCATTAAAAGAAAAAATACAAGTTGAGGCAACAAGATTAAATATGTTGAAGATGCCAAAGTGTGGAGTGTTACCAATTTAGCGTATGTATGGTGGGTTTGACGTATATAAAACTTACTTGGGTGTTAAGTTACACTTTACATCAGATACATACGACTATTATAAGTATGGTGGTAAGGTCAATACAAAACTTGACACGTTTACAAAAAGAAAGGATAGATACTTTTTTCATAAGTTAAGTACGAGATATGCAGAAGCTGATATACTTGATTTCTTTGTTGCTAACTTTCTTGCAGATAGCAAGAGATGGATTGGTAATTTGTTGGCAAATGATGGCAGAGATGTTTACTTGGATTATAAAAAACGTAAAGAAGCATTCGCCTACCATTTTAAACAAGATTGCGGAACTATTTTTTCTGACTTTAGGCGTAAGTCTATTTCTTTTGATGATGGGTTTATACCTGTTAATGGACAGCATCCAAGAGTCTTACGTTTACTTATTCAAAGGAAAATTAGTTACCAGACCACGATCGTGCTTAATCACTTTCTTAACTTTATTAAAAATTGGGATAAAGAAATTACCGAGAAAGTTGTATGGCCTGAAATCTCACTTAAGGTTACCAGACTAAAACCGTTTATTAATTTTAATGCAACAGAATGTAAATTAATTATGAAAGAGGTATTTATAGATGGCTAAAGTAGTTTTTTGTGTAGGTAATGGTGAAAGTAGAGCAGTCATAGACTTAATTAAGTTAAGACCACACGGTAAAATATATGGTTGTAATGGTTTATATAGAGATTTTAAACCAGACGTATTAACATCTGTTGATGGCCCTATGATGCACGAGATTTATCAAAGTGGTTATGATGGTGAATTGTGGTTAAGAGATTGGAATCCATTACCAGCGATGACATATAATAGTGTCATCTATTCTAATCTTACACCAAAAGAAATAGAAATCGCTAAACAAAATTTTAAATTATATGAAAATAAAAAAGGCGATAGAGAACACTATGTATTTCACGGCAGTGCCATATCAGGTCAAATTGGTATAATTAGAAGACTTGCTGGTGGTGAACAAATAGAAAAGAAACAAATTAATCATACTGGTTGTTTTATTAGTTGGGTAGACATAAAAAACGATAAGACACATAATTTAAAAGATTTGACTAAAGAAAATAGAGATAGAGGTTGGGCATGTGGTGCATCTGCTGGTTGGGTCGCATTAAATCAAAACAAAGATTTAGAAACTTTATATTTGATAGGCCACGATATGAAAAGTAATACAGATACTGTAAACAATATGTATAAGTCAACACAAAATTATGCTAATGAAAAAAATAAACCCATACCATCTGTAAACTGGTTAACTCAATGGCAAACTTTAATGAGAGAGTTTCCTAAAGTTAAATTTGTAAAAGTAAATCCAGATGGTATAGTAGGTAATACGCCAGTTAGTAGTAATATTGAAGAATGGAATACAGAGGCAAAGAAAAATTTAAGTTATATAAATTTTAAACAATTCAATGAAAGTTTTAACTGCATTTAATATTTTACCAGATCAAAAACAAGAATTGCTAGAAGTCAAAAATTTATTTGATTTACCAAATAGAACTGATAATGCTTATATGGAATACCTAGAAACCGTTATGAAAGATATGGATAAAAATGGTATGAAAAATCCTATACTTGTAATCGAAAAAGAAAATTACTGGAATAGGTTACCTTGGCGTGGTGTAGATAATCAACTAGGTGTTGTTACAGGCTCTAATAGATTTAGATACGCCATTAATAGGGGTTATACACACATAGAAGGTATAATTTGTAGAAATAGACCTCATTGGTTTGGACTATGGGAAAGCACATTTAACAGAGTCAAATGAGGGTTGACAGATTGCCGATAGTGTGATATATTAGAGCTAATATGTTTGATAAAATTGTATATAAGATATTAGACACAATAGTTAGTTGGTGTGAACGTTATAAAGAGTACAGAATTAAGAAGTCTCTACCTAGAGCAACCTATGATGAAAAGGCCAGAGAAGATGACCTAAAAAAATGGGTAAATCAACGTGAGAACTCTTATAAATAAAATTGATACCGATTATACAGGTAACACAAATACAACGAATACAAAGTAATAAGGAGAATATATGGACTTTGAAACATTAAAACAATCGTCAAGTAACTTTGACAAACTCACTAAAGCCATCGAGGCTAACCTCAATCCTGAGGACAAAGAAAAAAACAAATCAAAATACCAAGACGACAGATTTTGGAAACCAGAACTAGATAAAACTGGAAATGGTTTTGCTGTAATTAGATTTTTACCAGCGCCAGAAGGTGAAGACTTACCTTGGCAAAGAGTATGGTCACACGCATTCCAAGATGTAGGTGGTTGGTATATTGAGAACTCTCTAACAACACTAGGCCAAAAAGACCCTGTGTCGGAAGAGAATACTAGACTTTGGAATACAGGTTTAGATAGTGATAAAGAGATCGCTAGAAAAAGAAAAAGAAAATTATCATACTACTCAAATATTTTTGTAGTTTCTGATCCTAAGCATCCTGAGAACGAAGGTAAAGTATTTTTATTTAAATTTGGTAAGAAAATTTTTGATAAGATTACAGAAGCAATGCAACCTGCGTTTGAAGATGAGAAGCCAATGAACCCATTTGATTTTTGGAAAGGTGCAAACTTTAAACTAAAAATTAGAAAGGTTGATGGTTATTGGAACTATGACAAATCTGAATTTGAAGGTGTCTCTCAAATTAAAGAGAGTGATGACCAAATTAAATCTATCTGGTCTTCTCAACACCCTTTAAAACCATTTCTTGCACCCGATAATTTTAAAACCTATGATGAACTCAAAGAGAAACTGAATAGGACAATTACAGGTGTACGAAGCGCACAAACTGCTGATAATACAGACCTCCCGCCTAAAAACGGCAGTGCGACTGCGAAAAGTAATGGTGTAACTTCAACAGCTAGTGAAGATGACGACACGTTATCTTATTTTAGTAAATTAGCTGAGGAGTAATTCTCTCTCACACCAATAAACTTTGAAAGGCGCTCTGAAAAGGGCGCCTTTTTTATATAAATATTAGCAAATGGCTATATCAATACTAGACCCCATAAAACAAAAACAAGGTGGCATTCGTAAGAGTGTTGATTGGTATAGAAAAAACGTTGCTGATCTTAACAATAGAGTGACTGCGGCTGCGCTAATGAGATCAGGTAAATTAAATGGTATACCTAGTAGAGGCAGATTAAACTTCTTCTTTTACGACCCTAAATATAAACAGGTATTACCTTTGTATGATAGATTTCCACTAGTATTACCTTTAGAGACAATACCAGGTGGGTTTATGGGTTTGAACTTTCACTATATTAGACCTGTACAACGAATTAGTTTGTTGAACAATCTTCAAAGATATGCTTCTGGTGGTATGAAACCAAGCACACGTATTGATGCTACCTACGATGGTATAAAGAATGTTCGTATTGCTAGAAACACTATTAAAAAATATTTGTATGGACACGTTAGGTCTAGTTTTTTAAGAGTTGATTTTGATGAGGCAGCACTAGCAGTTATGTTACCAGTACAACAATTTAAGAAAGGCATGCCGTACTAATGACATATACAATAAAAGAAATTATAGAGGCAATGAAAAAAATATGTCCAGAGGCGTGGAAAGATAAAAGATGAAAAAACTTTGGAACAAAATAATAGAAAAACTATTTGGCAAAAGATGTCAATGTAAGGACAAGTAATGGCAATTTTAAGAGGCGGAAAAAGAATTGGTGGTTTTGATATACGAATAGGTCTACCTAGAGATAGAAGTTTAGATGACGTACAATCAGATCCAAGATTAAGACAGAAAGCTGGTGGCAATCCTGAAACTACTATGGGTAGGTTTCAAGCGATGGTTAACGAGGCAGAAGGCTTTCAAAGAAAAGCTAGGTTCTATGTAGAGTTTGGTGTGCCAAGAGGCGTGGTTGATGACGGTAGAACAACTATGGCAGATGAGTTTCAAGGTTTCTCAACGTCAGTTGATACAGAGGTAATGAGAGCTGATACAACAAAAAGACGAGTACAAGCATTTTGTAGAGAGATTGCAATGCCTAGTAGAGAGGCCATACAAAAAGAAATTAAACATAATGGTCCGACAAGAAAATTTGTATATAATTATACCACACCAGAAATCACTGCTACGTTTTACACAGATAAGTTTATGAGAGAGAGAACTTTTTTTGAAATATGGCAGAAAACAGCATTTAGTAATACAACACATAATATTAATTACTATGATAATTATGTTTCACCAATTGACATATATGCATTAGGTAGTTTTGCTAGTAGAGATGAGAGAGATGATGTGACATATGCTGTGAGATTATTTGACTGTTATCCAAGATTAATAAGTGAGGTTACATTTAACCACGATGCGAATGAAGTACAAACATTTACAGTCACATTTTCATTTAGAAATTGGGTTAATTACTTCATAGATAGAGCTGGAACAATACAATTAGGAGAATCAGATTTTAGACAACCTACAGTAAAAAGAGCTGGAGGTATATTCGGTGGACTAATAAGTAAGTTGCCGCCTGAAATAAGAAGAGCAGGGCGAGACGTATTGAATGAGTTGAGAAGAAGAGCACCGATAGGTAGAGTAACTGGTGGTAGAGTATTCCCACCATTTAGAATACCACCACTAAATATTTAATGTAATAAGGAGATATAATGGCGTTACCAACGATTGAGACACCGAGATATGAATTGACTTTGCCATCGCAAGATGTTAAAGTACAATACAGACCTTTCCTAGTCAAAGAAGAAAAGATACTTTTGGTGGCTATGGAATCCAAAGACAATAAACAAATAATATCAGCAACAAAAGACATATTGAAAGCTTGTACTTTTGATAAAATAGATGTAGAAAAGTTACCTATGTTTGACATAGAATATCTTTTATTACAAATTAGAAGTAGATCAGTAGGTGAGGTTGCTAATTTTAAAGTTATTTGTCCAGATGATAAACAGACTGCTGCTGATGTAGAAGTTGATATATCAAAAGTAGAAGTACAAGTAGATGATGACCACAATAATAGAGTTGTTATTGATGAAAAAAGAGACTTAGGTTTAGTGCTAAACTATCCATCGCTAGAGATAACCAAGGCTGGTTTTGATGTAAATAGTGCAAACGTGGATACTATGTTCAATGTAGTATCAAGTTGTATTGACCACATCTTTGAAGGAGATAAAACATATCCTGCGAAAGATAGCACACAGCAAGAACTTAAAGAGTTTTTAGAAGGTTTATCACAGGGTGCATTTTCAAAGATTAAAAAATTCTTTGATACGATGCCACAATTGAGACACGAAGTTGAGGTTACAAATCCTAAAACAGGTGTAAAAAGTAAAGTAACATTTAAGGGATTACAAGATTTTTTTCAATAAGCCTGTCTCATAACAGCCTACAGGCCTATTACGAAACCAATTTTGCCCTAATGCAACATCATAAATACTCATTGACGGAGTTAGATAATTTATTGCCTTGGGAAAAAGAGATATATGTAGGTATGTTATCTAATTATATTAAAGAAGAAAACGAGAGAAGAAGACGAGAGGCTAAAAAATAATGAGTGAAGTAGAAGATAAAATTGTTGTACCTGCTGATAAACCAGAGATCAGTAAAAAAGTAAAAGTTGATTTAGAAGTAGATACATCTGTAAAAGATTTAGGCCCTAATCCATATGCAAAGATAATTCATATGGCTAGAGCAGTTGACGCTTGGAGAATATTTCCAAGATTGTTTTTGACAGTTTATATTATACTATTATATAAATGTGTAATATGGTATATGAACTTATCTGCACCTACAATGGAACAAAGTGGTTTAATTAGTATTGTAGTTGGCGCAGGTGCTGCATGGTTTGGTTTATATACAGGGTCAAGTAAAAAGAACAAGTAATGGCATTACCATCAACAAGATATAATTTTAAAGGCGGTAAAAAAGAAGTTGCCGAGGCTGTAGGAGAAATAGGTAAAGCTATATTCTCTCAGGTCACTATGTCTGTTGAGGGCGCTGTAAAAACAGTTGTGCCAAGTGTCTCTGATATGGTGGTTGAAATTACAGAGGACTTAAAAACAGGTTCACTGTTAAAGTTTGAAGAAGCAATGAAGAAAATAGACACGCTAGTTAATAAATTAGGTGTTGATATTAGCATGTATAGTAAAGAACTAGGTGACTTCTTAAAAATGAGACAAGAAAAATCTATCAAATCTGAAGAAACTGTTAATCAATTAAGAGAGAAAAATATTATGGCCCAAGTAAATCAAATGGGCGAGGTACAAATACTTAATAAAAGACAAGTGCAAGAACAAGAAGAATTTTTAAGATCATATAATAATGAAATTAGAACAGCAGAAAAAACTATAACATCACTATCTAAAAGACAACAAAAAGGTAGAGAATTAACAGAAGAACAACAAGCAGAATTACTAAAAGCAAACAAAACACTTATTGAGACTACTGAAAAAAGAAATAAGGTATTAACAACACTTAACAAAACAGAATCAGAAGATACAAGAACATTTAGACAAAAGTTTGGTGATGCGATAGATGAATATGTGCCAGATGGTTTAAGAGATATTGGTGCTGCGTTTACAGAAGGCTTGATGGCGCCATTTACAGCAATACAAGAGTTAGGTATGTTATTTGGTAGTTTACTAAAACCACTTAAAGCGTTACCAAAATTAATGATCGCATTTTCTACTGGTGTCATATCTGCTATTGTTGCGTTGGCACCATTTATAGGTATTGCTTTAGCAGTGATCGCTGGTATTATTGCATTGACAGCAGCAGTATTATATGTTAGAAATAACTTTGATGAGTTAAGAGAAAAACTAGTCACATTTGGCGAAAAGATTATGGAAATACCTGGTAATATTGCTGACTTCTTTAAAGGTATATTTACACAAATTAAGAACTTCTTTATAGATGCAATCAATGGTGTCATAACATTAATTAATAAAGTACCAGGTGTTGAGATTGAAAAATTTGAAAGAACACCTGATGCAGATAGTGTTTCTGCAACAACGATAGAGCCAGCAGCTACGAATGTAGAAGCTAGTGAAGGTGCAGAAATTGTTCCTAATGTATCAGATGTCACTGCAGAGACAGAAGGTGAAGGTGTTAGTAAATTTGATATGTTTAAAAATATGTTAAAAATGTTAATGCCACAAAATAATGATTTAGTGCCTGTAATGGAAGCAAACGCTGGTGGTGCAACTATTATAGACAACTCTGTGAAGTCTGTCAATCAAAATAATGCAAATCAAAACATATCATTAGAGAGTAGAAACACTGATAATAGTTTCCACATCACAAATAGATACCAAGACGTTTAATAAGAACCCAAATCTTTTTCTGTAATTAATTTAAACTTGGCATTATTGTCATCAGCATATTTTTGTGCGGCTTTCCATTTCGCTTGATTTTTAATATACATAAAACTCTCTCTCATAAATGCTCTAGTTTTCTTTTTAGGTGTTTTTGGTCGTTTAGTTTGACGAGATGGTTTGATCTCAACAAGTATCTTATCGCCTTTGATTGTTCTAACTATGAAGTCAGGATAGTATGAATGATACTTTTTGTCAAGTGGATTATAATATCTTATTGACAATTCTTCACTTGCCCAGTATGTTATGTCAGGATTACGGTCACAGTAAAGCATAAACTTACGCTCTAGTAAAGAACGATATACTATTCTGTCAACGTCACCAACGTATTTTTTAGGGTTTGTCGGACGATATAAACCTTTATAAGACTTCTTCATTTCGTATAAATATTAACATTATAAGGATATTTAGATGAGTTTTACAAACAAGGTTTCAAACATCATAAAAACAAAGATAGCGAACAACTTAATTAGTGGTTTCGTAAATAATGCTATTGGTCAACCAAAGAAACTAGCTGCTAAATTGGCTAACAAGTCACCACTAGATTTATCAAAAAGTCCTGTGGCTCATATGGAGGCAGTTAATAATCCATACACATATGGTAGTGTGTATTATCCACAAGAGACAAGTCAATTAGGCGAAGGTCATTATATAATATTTGACATCATAGAGAATAACAAAACAAATTACGGTGATGAACAAGTATCAGGTTCTATTATGGGTGGCGACTTACATAGATCAGGTGGTACAGCATATCCAGAATCACTAGGCACAGTTGGTGAGAGAAAACTTGGTCAAGGTAAAAGAATAGCAAAACTAAAAGAACAAGGTTTTCAAACAAGTAGTGATGTTGTTAGAAAACAAAAAAGTGGAATGGCACAACACTTTCAAACACATAGTAGATTAGCTGATAGTATTATATTATATACACCACCGACAGGAAATAAGTTTGAATACAAAGTTGGTTATGAGAATGTTGATACAGGTATCGCTGGTCTTGCGGCTGGCCTATTAGATTTAAATAATATACTAGGTGTTGCTGGTGGTGTTGGTAAAACATTTTTAGAAAATGTATCAAAGGCAGCGATAGAGATAGCATTACCAGGTTTTGGTGGGGCGATTGATAAAGCATTAGGTAGATCGGTTAATCCAAACGCAGAACTTGTATTTAAAAACGTGCCATTTAGAACATTTAGTTATCCATATGAGTTTTCACCTAAGAATGAAAAAGAAAAAGAAGATGTACAAAAAATATTAAGTATGTTTAAGTTTCATATGATGCCAGAGAAATTTAGTGAAGGTTATCTAGCTGCTCCAGCACAATTTCAAATAACTTATATGTATAGAGACGGTGCCAATATGTATATACCTAAAATTAGTAGATGTGCACTAACAGATATGACAGTGGATTATTCACCAGAGGGTGTGTTTACAACATTTAAAGGTGATGATAAAGGTGCTGCGCCAGTATTAACTAAAATGGATTTAACATTTACAGAGATGGAAATAATGACAAAAGAAACGATAGCAGCAGGATTCTAATATGTATTTTAGACAATTTGAAAAAGGTTATTACGATTTAAAAGGTGACGGTAAAAAGAAACTTGTTACCGATTTAATGACTCGTGTAAAAGTAAGAGAAAAGATTTTAGATGAGGCTAGTCTCTACGACAAATATGAAGTGCCAAGTGGCGAAAGACCAGAACATACAGCATTTAAACATTTTGGGTCAAGTCAATACCATTGGGTAGTATTACTTACAAATAATATCACAGATGCGTTATATGATTGGCCGTTGAGTGAGCAAGACTTTGAAACATTTATTAGAGACAAGTATTCTAATCCAGATGCTATACATCATTATGAAGTAACTACATCAAGTGGTAAAACAACTGGTAGTGGACCAGATGACTATTCACATAAGATAGAGGTAAACAGTGACGCTACAGGCGCTCAATCTGTCTCTAATCGGGAATATGAACAAAGAATACAAGATAGTAAGAGATCAATTAATTTATTAAATCCAGCATACCTAACGACATTTATAGAAGAATTTAATAATTTAGTGAGGAACTAATGACCATAGTGAATGATAGACCTGGTGCATTTGAGCTAGGTAGTATAATATTAATATCATACCAATCCTTTGATGGATCAGGCACACCTAAAAGACTTGACATAAGAAACTTGGTACAAGAGTTTTCTATCTATGAAAGTATAGATGGTAAGTTTCTATCTGGTGATATGACACTACTAGATGCCACAAATGCCATACAAGAATTACCTATTACAGGATTTGAGCGTGTGGAGTTTTTCTTTAGAACACCTGGTACAACAAAAGGCTTTGATTTTTCTATCAAGTCTGGTCACCCAATGTTTGTTTACTCACTTACAAATAGACAAGCTGTCAATCCTAGATCACAGATATACACACTAAAGTTTATATCACTAGAGGCAATAAGAGATCACCAAACAAGAATATCAAAAGCATTTACTGGTGGTGTAGATCAAATGATTGTAGATGTATGTAAAGATTTTTTAAAGACTAAAAAAGATATATTGGTAGAAGAAACAAAAGGTAATTACAAGTTAGTCTTTCCTAGAATTAAACCAACACAGGTCATAGAAAATTTAAGAAAGAACGCTAGATCAAAAGATTATGTCAATAGTGGTTTTCACTTTTATGAGACTGCGATGGGTTTCAATTTCAAATCATATGAAGGTCTATTCTGTAAAGAAAACGGTTCGCCACGTAAAGTAAAGGCATTCTACTCACCAAAGATTAAAAACACAGGCGAAGACGATATATACAATTTACAATCAGTCGAAGATTACTCAATCAAGTCTCAATTTAACACACTTGAAAACACGTACAATGGTGTCTATTCGAGTCGATTAATCACACACGATTTATTTACAAAGACATTTAAAGAATATGACTTTGATTACAACGTAGAGTATGGTAAACAAAATCATTTAGAACAAGACGCTAGAGGTGGTAAACGAGACGACAATGGTATATTACCATATTTCAACTATGACAATGGCGACACGTTTGGAACAAAGAACGAAGGTGTATTACACTATCAATCATCAACAACAAAATTACATAACAATTACGAACAGCCAGAGGTAGAGGAAATACTACAAAAACGTATAAGTCAACACATCGCCGCAAACAATCTACAGATAGAGATTACGGTCCCTGGTACGACAGAGATAAACGTAGGTGATCTGGTACACTTTAGTTTACCCAAATATGCCGAGGCGAGTAAGGTCGATCAAAAGGACCAAGACAAATATCTAACTGGACGATACTTAATAAGTGCCGCTAGACACCACGTTTCAACGTTAAATAAGCGCCACACATTGGTATTAGAACTAGTTAAAGATAGTTTTAACGTAAGTTATCCAGACGAAAACATAGAACTATTTACAAATAATGAAAACGATCAGGGAGAGATTTATAGTGCCGCACAAGTGGACAAATACGTATAACCTCCGAGAATCGCTGCTGAGAGTCGCTAGGAGCGGTGGCAATGAGAGACATATATATCTCATATGAGGGTAAGAAATATTACAAATAACGAGATGAAACAATGAATATCAAAGACAGGATTGAGAAAATCATAGAAGACTACTCATTTGCGAAAGATGAGGCTGATACAAGAAATAGAATAAAGACTATGTACAAAGGGGCATCCGAAGCCACTGAGAGCACTTGGGATTACGTAAAAGACCCTATTTTACTTAAAGTTAAAGGCCTTGTCCCGTACGTGAATTGTATTAGAAACAAATTTAGGAGATAAATGGCCGCCTGCGTAGAATGCTTTTAAATGCATTTAAATGACGTAAGCAGACCTTATTAAAACAAGAGGCATATCGGAAAAAAAACTATGGCGAATGATAAATTTTTAGGACACAATGGCTTTCTATGGTTCACTGGAGTAGTAGAAGATAGAAATGATCCGCAGAAAGCAGGCAGAGTAAGAG